GCTGACATAACAGCGTTAACAGCGGTAGCAGTCGTATGAGAAGTTAGGGCGTTCTCATTCATCCCCTGGCTCATTCTGGATACACCCGCTCTCGATTCTCTTACACCATCGAGATACTCAAGCATCTGAAAAGTATAAGGCTCAAGTGAGGGGGTTGCCAAAGGGGTTACGGCATTCGGTGATTTGACTCTAACCACTCCGCCTGGGCGTTGGGTTAAGAGGTCATCAAGATTCGCCTGACCCTCAAGGACTGCGTACCGACCAAAGTTCTGGTTGTACATATTGTCCATGAGGTTTCTCATTAACGTACTCTTCATTAACTGAAGGTCCATAACGAGGTCAGCCATAGACAGGCCATAGAACTTATGCGGAATCTTTACTGGGGTCAGAGAGACAAAGGGAATATTATCAATCTCTTCGTTGGCAAGAACGGTAGAGCCGACAGTACAGACCTTTCTTAATTCGGTAATACCATCGTCATTGTAGTCTGTTTGAAGATAGGATTCATGCAGCCAGTAGGTTCTTAATCCATCCTCTCCGTAAGTTGCATCACCCCAACCTTCCCAGTATTTGGCTGACTTATCAAACTGGAATCTTTCCAACCTTTCTGTGGAGAAATCTGTCATATCTTCTGAAGCGCCCTTCAAGTCTTCTACATCAAGGTCTTTCTCTGGGTACATCTCCCTCAATTCAGAGAGGGTCTTTAAGACTCTATGGCAGACGAATCTAGCTTCGGGAATGCTCTTTGCTTCCCTATTAATTAGGAACTCAGAGGGTGGGACATTCTCAATCTTTATGCGACCGTCATAGTCCTTACGTTTAATAACGAGATCATGGTAAGGTTGTTCCCCTTCGGTAATCTCTGTATGCTCTATGACCTCAACATCGTCATCAGAGATGATAGCCATTAGAGAGACTTCATCGAGATTGTGATACTCCTCTCTTTCCTCTTTCTCGTAATCCTCCCACCAGACCTTTACAATTCCGTTCTTGGACAACAGGGCATCGGTGAACCATGAATAGAGAATCTCCCAACCAGGATTGTCTTTTGTAAAGACATAATTAACGTAATCTGAAGCCTGTTCAGCCATCTTTACGTCTTCTGGTCCATGCGGAGAAAACTTCACCATTTCATCCCCGGATGCGAAAACGCGCATAAGGGATGGTTTTATCCATTCAATCGTATCCTGTACAGTAGAATCTACGAACTGGCTTCTTCCTTCTACCTCATTACCGAAAGGTAACCCATAGTAGTATTCCATAGCCTTTTCGCGTTGCTGCGAAATAGTATCCCCCATGTAGCCAAGGGAATCGGTGATTTCACCCCTTATCCTGGCTACGAGTTCTTCTTCTGTAATTTTAGATGATGCCATAATTTCTATATTCTAAATCCTGTGTCCACTCTGGGTCTTTGCCTGAAACGGCAAACCGTTGTGATTGGAATGCGTACCTTGTTGCGCTCAATAAGTCATCTCTGAGAGGAACCACCTTCCCATCCTTTCTATGATACATTCGGTATTCTTCAAACCAATCGTTTAGGGTTCTGAATACCTTGAACTTACCTTCTTCCATCTTCTGGACCATAGGCATAAGACCTTCCTCTATTGAGTTTGATCCTTTGTTAACTCCTAAAGCGGGAGGATTTGTAAAATGCTCCAATAGGAAGTTACAGCCTGCGTTCCTGTACTGATCGGCTAAACCCGGGTTTCCCATGCTATCCCTGCGATTGCCGTCATGCGGGTAGGCTATAGGAATAAAGTGCGGCCTCATCTTTATATTTTGAGCGTGAACAGCCGGGGTTGCCTTGGAAGCTCTGTAGCAGTCGTAAACATAGAATGTCTCGGTTTCATTATCTACAGCGCACCAAACTAATGCGGTTGGGTGGTCCCAACCAAAATCAATGGCCGCTATACGGGGCCAGTGATCCTTAATAGAGATGGGGTCAATCATCAACTGGTCTTCGGGGATCGGGAAGACAAGACCAGACCCGATGGAAGGTCTACCGTATCGCCGCATTTCTCTTTCATGCGGAGAGTAGGCGGACAAAATTTGTTCCATCACGGTTTCTGACAAATGACCCCGTTGTCCTTTCATCGACATAATCCTTTCAGATGCGTCATCCCAAGTCGCATTTGAAAGAGACTGGCCGGGTTGGAGTCTATTCATAAACGAGGCGACTGTCTCAGTCATCCCCGCTTCAGGAGTGAAGGTCATGTAAACCATCCCCCTCCTATCTAGGGTTCTGGTTACTGCCTGACTGTATAATTCTCTGCTAGGTTCTTCGTCTAGCCAGATACAATCGACAGACCTTCCCTGCCACTTCTCAACGCCCATCTCGTAGGCTTTGAAGAATAAAGAAGAGTTCCCGCCACTAACGTGCCTGATCAGGGCGACCGACTTGGCATTTGGTACTCCAGGCTTCCTCTCGGTTTTTGTTATGAGTTTTCTGGGGATAGCGCCTGAACCAAAGGCTTCTGGGTCATCGGGGGAACCCAATAATTCTGCTTGTACAATGTCTCTTGTCGTTTCATTTGAGATTCCGCCAACCCACCCTGTTATGGGCTGCGTGAACCTTCTTCCTGCCCACCACTTTGGGTACAACCCGGTCAGGTGGTAGGCCATCTCAGCGGCACCACAGTAGGACTTACCTATGCGATTAGCCGCCATGAGAAGCCTCTGGTTGGCCTCTGAGCCCGTTTCATGGAAACCCTTTTGGTAGGGGTAAGGGTCGTAGAAGTCTAGCTTGTTGAACCTCTCACGCTGCCTCAGTTCCCTAGCGATTTCTACCGCTTTTTCTAGCTCTGCTCGCATGAATAGCTCTCATTTGCTTCTCTGCACCTGCTCTTGATGAGTAACATTTACCAGATTTTCCCCATTTCCAACCCTGTTTACCGCTCTTTAGTTTGCATCTTTGTATTGGCATATTAATCCCAAATATTTCTAAGTTTCTTTTTCCACCAATCAGCAGACTCACCCCACCTATCTTCAAATGATTGCCCTGTAGTATCTAGTAAACCTTTATTATAATCTTCTTGAAATTTAGGTGTATCAAGTCCAGTTATAGCATCTCCTAAAAAATATGGATTTGTTAAGTTTTCACGCATCCTACCTCTTGCTGTGCTTGCATCTGATACACCAGGAAGTGCTGACGCTCCGACTGTCAGCATAGCTCCTAACCCCCAAGGCAAAAAACCATACCCCTTAGACTTCATCCACTTTAGATGTGCCTCATCTACATCTGCTTGTTGGGTTGGCGTAAGAACATTTTTCTGAGATAGATTATCAAAATCACTTTGTAACTCCAAATTCCCCGCTGTCGTAGTACCCACACCACCAACGATAGCATCTTTCTTTATTGGTGAGTCAACCCAACCACCGTGCATGGTTTCAAATTCAGTTCCGGGATTAAGAACGATAGGGCTTCCGTATGGAACGATATGCCCCATATGTCTTATTGGCTTAATTTCCCCAGTTTTTAAGTATCCTTCTACTTGCTCCCTAACGGCTTGTACGGCCATCTCTCTCATCTTTTCCAAATCATCCGCACTAGCAAATAATGTGGTTCCTATCCTCTTTTTGGTACTTTTAATTATATCTTTTACATCATTTGATCTACTGCCATCAGGTAACTCTACTGTATCGTACCCATATACTTCAGCCCTTCTCAATAGGTTTTTATAATTATGATTCCCCCTGCCTTGTATTACCTTCTCTATTTCCTCTGGTGATAAATCATCTAATGAAGAAAGATTATTGGCTCTTATTATACCCTGTAGCTGAAGATACCTCTCATTTATATTCATCCTAGCCCTATGATATTCCGAATATTTCCCCCCCTCCAATGGAATATCATCGTGGTTTTTTATAGCATCTAAATACCTTTTTTTATTAGCTTCTGTAGCAGAATTAAATTTTTCTGCGAAAGATACATCACCCTTTGATCTTCTTCCCTGTGTTTTTTCTGGCGGAAGATTTCCTTCTAGCTCGGCTAATTTATCCGCCTCCCACTTAGCCCACTTATCGGCTGACCATTTTGCCTTACCACTAGGCCAACTTCTTGGGTCTATTCCTAACGCTCTTATCCATCTACTTAAAGTAGGTCGATTATCAATACCTATTAGCTCGCCTATCTCATTCAAATCTTTCGGATAATCAGGGTTCTTAATTAATTCCTTTAGCCTTTCTTTTGCTGTTGTATGTGCCGCTGTTGATTGCCCCACTTGTACCCAACTTACATCAAGCCCTAACTTTTCCATCGCTCGTCTAACTTGAGTAGGGTGTTTACCTTTCTCGCCAAAGTCTACCACCTGTGTTCCTAAATAACTCAACCCACCCTTGGGAGGCCACTTGCCCTTCTTCTTTAACTGAGCTACTAACCCCTCTAACCTAGTATACTCGTCTGTAGTCCATAATTTTCTTCTATTTTTCGTACTAAGATCAGATGTTGCTCTCGATATAGTAGATTCTGATGTATTAAGCTGTTTAGCTATATCCCTTAAGGATACATTCTCTAACCTTAATTTTCTAGCTAATTCTACCTCTTCTGGAGTCATGGCGTATCAGTTCACTAGTTCGGGGATTTCCGATGTAGAGTTAGACCCGGTTAGAGCCTCCAGTTCTCTTTTAAGTTCATCAGTAGATGCAGTCTCTACATGGGAA